TTTCTATCAAAAAGAAAGGGCTCCATCAAGGAGCCCTCTCAAATTAAAAATGAATAATATCAGTTAGATATTAAGCACCTTCAACACCGAAAATACCTCTGAAGTCAGAAACTCCAAAAGAGTATCTTTCTCTAGCTTTGTATCTTACGTTGCCAGTATCGAAGTCACCTTCCATAGCAGTTTTAATAGCTGCTCTTTGGAAGTATTTCATACCGTTTGGCACATCAGTGATGATGTAAAACGCGTCAGCGTCAGTTAAGAAATTGTTCACTCTGTAACCTTGAGGAATCATTCCCATAGATCTGATAGCGTTTGTATCATTGTCAGCTGTTCCAACTCTGTTTTGAGATTTCATTAATCTCTCTGCAGTAAATTGAAGCTCAGAAGGAATAATCATTTTTACTCCTCTAGCAGCAATTTTAAGACCTCTTTCGTCAGTCATCGCAGCGATGTCGATTAAAGACTGCTCTAAAGATGTCTCGTTCAAGTCAGCTTGAGTTGCTAAAGTGTTAGCTACTGTACCAGCGATTGTTGGGTGCGCAGTGTTAAATAAAGACACAGCATCACCTGAATCATAGTTATCAGTAGTTGGTAATCCTTGAATTAAAGGATTAACAGCTTTAACTTGTTTTGTTTGTGCCATTGAACGTGCTAACGCTTTTGTATATCTAGACGCAAGTCTGTCATACAAGTTATCTTCAATAGCTTCTTCTGTTATAGAGAACGCAAGAGCAACAGTCTCGTGAGTGTATCTTGCAGTGTAAGTCTCTTGAGCATTGTCAAAAGCAACACCAGAACCCTCAGCTTTAACTTGTGCTTGAGCGAACCCTGATAACATTACTTCCTCTTCAAACGCTCTGTCTGAAGATTCAGTTGTATAAATTTCAGCATGTTGATTTTCATACTGTTTATACTCCAGGCCGAATAGGGCATTCAAACCTGGCTCTAGTTCTTTAACTAGTTGTCCTCTAGAAATGGCCATAGTTTTATCCTCCTATTATATGCCGTTTGAGCCAAGTGCTAAGTTGTGCTCGTTGATTCTTACGATCCAGTTAACGTTAGCCGAAGCTAAATCGTTATTTGCAGGGTCGTTAGAAACGCTCAAAATTGTTAATTGAGCAGAAGAGCCAGCAGCAAGTGTTGCGTCATCAAGTTCGACTTTTGATACAAAGTTTGGTGTAGCACCAGCAGTGTATGCAATGTCTGCAACGTTGAAAACGTCAGTTGCTGCAGAAGCACCTGAGTTGTTAGATTGGATTTCGAACCTTTGATAAGGATCGTCAGCCACGAAACCAACAATGTCAGTAGCAGCGTTTGATGCCGCTAAGTGATTTGACCAAGTTGGCTTTGAAGTTGCTGAATCAGTATAGAAAATACCGTTTAGTGATCCTAATAAAGCATCGCCTGCTGCAGCTACACCAATTGTACCACCGCTAGTCATTTTGACTGGGTCGTTTTGGTAAATAGCAGTTGCAGAAGCTGCAATGCTGTACTCGGATAAACCTTGAGCGTCTCTATTCTGACCAACTTTTCCGATTGCTTTCAATCCGAAAGCAGCGTCTTTGTTTGCCATAGTTTTTTACTCCTTAAGTAAGTTTAGTTTATCCGGGGGTTTTGGAATCGTTAAAAAATTAACTTTTCTTCGAACCACCGAAAGTTACACGAGTCTGCCTGTCAACATTGATAGGCATACTTGGATGCTGTTCCTTCATAAGATCGTTGTCTAATGCTTGGACTTGTTCCATGCCTTGTTTAGCATAGTAGTCTTGTCTTTGCTTTGCGATCTCTTCCGGTACCCTTGTCAGCACAAGGCCTCCAACTCCGATGACACCTGCGTATTTTCCATCTTCGACAACTGGGTAGTCTGAATCTGGATATTCATCAGATCTAACTAATTCATATCCTTGTCTCAGTCTTCCAGAAACATTCTTTGTATCAACAAAGCCTAAAGTTTCTGCTCTTACCCATCTGTGCCTAAATCCATTTGGCGCGGGTGGTGCATCTAAAGATGATGGTGGAGTCCATACTTTGGGTTTGGATTCTTTTTCCCTAGTCTGACTCGCACGAGGGGTTCTTTTGTTTTCGTTTTCCATATGCTTATACCTCCTTCGTGAGTTTTAATTGTTTCGCATATTCTTCCAATGGCACTCCTAATTTTTTAGCGATTGCAACTTGAGAAGGCGTGAGTCTCACAGTTTTGCGACCCGATTGTACACTTCGCTTCGCTGAAGCTACTGTTTGTGTAGGCCTGGT